AGCAAGGGGAATCATCACTAAAAATGAAATCCAAAGGCCTTGTCTCACTTGGTGTGCAATACGATGGCGCTGCCCTGAACCATTTAAATAGGAAATTGTTGGTGGCAAGGCGAGTAATAATCCTTGTCCGAAAAGCACTAAAGGTAGCCAAATAGAGGCACCAATACCGACACCGCCAACATCAGCCGAGCTTACACGCCCCGCCATAATCACATCCACGGTGCCCATGCCAGTTTGAGCTAACTGGGCAAGCCCGATAGGTGTCGCAATTCGGATAAGTTTTTGAATATCAATGCGGTATTGAAAAAAAAGACGAGAATTCATAAAATTTGCTATAATATTGGAAAAATTTTTTATGAAGGAATAATAATGTTTACAGGTATTGTACAGGGCATCGCCCAAATTCATGCAATCAAAGATAGCGATAATTTTAGAACACAGATCGTAAAATTACCAGCTGAAATGCGAAAAGGTCTAGCAATCGGTGCATCAGTGGCGAATAATGGCGTGTGCTTAACGGTGACTGAAATTCATGACGATCTTGTGAGCTTTGACTTAATGCAAGAAACCTTGCGTATCACCAATCTTGGCAACTTAAAAGCAGGAGATTTTGTCAATATCGAACGCGCGATGCAAATGGGCGCTGAAATTGGCGGGCATATTTTATCTGGTCACGTTTATTGTACCGCAAGCGTTTCACAGATTATTGAAAGCGAAAACAATCGTCAGGTTTGGTTTAAATTACCTACTAAAGACGTGATGAAATATATACTCACCAAAGGATTTATCGCGATTGACGGCATCAGTCTTACTATCGGTGAAGTGAAAGACGATGAATTCTGCGTGAATTTAATTCCTGAAACTTTACACCGAACACTTATAGGTAAACGCCAAATTGGTGATTTAGTGAATATTGAAATTGATCCGCAAACACAAGCGATTGTGGATACAGTGGAACGATATTTAGCAGCTAAAGCTTAGTTGGAATGAAAAAAGTGCGGTAGAAAACAATGTTGTTTTTTACCGCACTTTTTATTGGATTGTATGAGATTAGTTAACTTTAGATTTCTTCGCTTTTTTCCATTTCCAGAATAAGAAAACCGCTAATGTGCCAACAAGTATATAAATTACAAGCTGACCTTTTTGAATTTGTTCGTGTAACCAATCTAAGTTTTTTGCACCAAATTCGCCAAGATAAACCCAAATTGGTACGGAAATAATGGCAGCACAGAAATCAATTAATACAAAGCGAGTGTAGCTGACACGGCGGGTGATGCCTGAAACCATATAAATTGGTGCGCGTAATCCTGGAAGGAAACGAGCTACAAATAAAACACGGTTGCCGTATTGGGCAAATTTTTCACGCACCATTTTGAGGCGCTCTAATGTTACAATTTTACGCATTGGTCGGAAACGTAAAATTCGGGTGCCGTAAATGCGACCAAGCCAGTACATGGTTGAGTCACCGGCAAGTACACCAATCATACTCACGACTAACATCAAGTGGGAATTGACGCTTTCAGGATAGAGGCCAGCGATTACACCGCCGGAGACAAGCGTGATATCTTCTGGAATAGGTACACCAAAGCCACAAATAATAAGAACAAATAGCACCGCCCAATAACCGTAATCGGTAAAAAAGCTGATAAGAAATTCCATTTGAAACCCACTTACAATCAGTTAGTTAAAATTAATTAAAAATTGGGGCTTATTTTAATCGCTTTGCCTTGAAAAGCCTAGAAAAAATTTGCTGTGTAAATTTGCATTGTGGGGCTGAATATTTTATAATCCGTCGCTCTCAAAGTTTGTCTTTGAGCAAATTTAGGAAAATTGCTGGGTCGCCTGCAATTTTTTATTTTAAACTTTTAATCAAGAGAACATTAAAATGGCATTTAAATTTAACGCTGAAGTTCGTCAAGCGCAAGGTAAGGGTGCGAGCCGCCGCCTGCGTCACAACGGTCAAATCCCTGCAATCATTTATGGTGGCAGCGAAGCACCTGTTTCAATCATCTTAAATCACGATGAATTAAACAACGCACAAGTTCACGATTCTTTCTATAGCGATGTAATCACTTTAGTGGTTGAAGGTAAAGAAGTTGCAGTGAAAGTTCAAGCAATGCAACGTCACCCATTCAAACCAAAATTGGTTCACATTGACTTCAAAAGAGCGTAATTCAGTATTTACGCTATCTAAAGTCAATTTTAATTCCGAAACATTTTGCCATTTTTAGATTTTAAAGTTTAATAAAATCAATTGGTTTTAAAAACGTTTCGGAACGTGATTTGTGACAAAAAAGGCTCTTCAAATGAAGGGCCTTTTTTATTTGGTAGGGTTTAGTGGTTTTTCTTTTCTGATGTAATGTTGAGTGGTACGTGCAGAAGTATGGCCGAGTTGTTTTCTTGCGCGTTCATCATCAATCATTAATGAAAGGTCTGTTGCTGCTTTAGCACGAAGATCTCTCAATTGCACTTGATTGATCTCTTCTGCTAGCTCTTTATATTTTCTTGATGCCGCATTACGGGTATCTTTAAAATAATCTGTAAGCGATCTCCGCTCGAGTTTTCGTCCCCATTTATTCGTGAACAGGAACTGATTTTCGTCAGTGATCCGCTTGTCGATAATCTCTTTTAGTTTGCCTATAACTTTAATAGCAACACGTTTACCTGTTTTTTGCTGTGTAATATGCAGTAAATTGTTGTAGATGTGCGAACTATGGATTTTTACCACGTCTATTGGACGTTGTCCGGTTAAATACATCACATCCATAATATCCTTCATATCCCCTGTTGCACAGTCGTAGATTTTATCTAGAATATAATCTTCAATGTATACATCACGATAATTCACTTTGAATTTTTTAACCCCTGTTGATGGGCTGATTTTTTCAGTGTAACCCCATTCTCTCGCCATGCTCCAAATGTGGCCAAATAACCCAACTTCAATATTTGCGGTTGGTTTAACGTCTTTTCTCCAATCTAAATATTCACGAATGTGTATAGGCTCTATTTCATCAAGGGTAAATGGTGGATCTTGGAAGTATTGGCGTAATTTCTTTATTGCCTGAATGTTTGAGTTTCTAGTGTTCTTCGCTTTTTTGAGCGGCACAACTTCTTTTTCATATCGCTCAAGCACTTCAATAAAAAGGATATTATCTTTTTTCGTCAGATACTGCATATTCAGCTTTGCTGCTTCCAGAATAGCAATGTGTTTATCTTTACCTAAAGCAACTTCTTTTTTATCTGCCATCGTGTAGTAGTAATAAACCACGATTGAGCCATCCGCTCTTTTTCGATTCCGGCACACTAAACCTTGTGGCAATCCTTGATTAATTCGTTTTCTTGGACGTGCCATAATATCCCCCTTACTAACTTAATACTGCAGACCGCCTTCTTTCCTTTGTTTGTGTAATCGTCTGCACTTTCTCACCTTTCAAAATTTTGTCACCATCAGATCGTAACACAAGCGGGAATTTTCTATTTCCTTTTGGATGCAGAAAAGGAATTCCGAATTCATTTAAGCTTTTCATCTGATATTTAGGACAAACATATCCAGTTATTAACGCTAATAATTCTGGACTGCAGTATTCATCAAAAAATTCTCTTTCCATATTTACTCCCATAAAAAACCGCACATAAAAAGTGCGGTAAGGTTTGTTACAATAAATACTTTTATTCATTCCATTTGTTTAATCGTTACAATGTAATTTACTTCTCCAACTTTGCCATCGTCTATCCACTTAATAACAGGCTCTGGAGTGATTTTTAAAAGACCTCCCAATCTATCATTGAGCGCAACTTGTTCTGCTTGAAGTTTTTTTACGAATAGCAAACCAACTAGCAAAATCAGGAAGAAAGCGTTCAAATTGTTCTTCTGTTAGCTGTAAAAAATCCATAACAGTTTTAAACTCATAAATTTTCTCGCTCATACTTACTCCATCATACTCTTCATAAAATCAAGCCATTTTTGAGCATCTTTTTGTGTAGCAAAACATTGGCCAAGCATTCTTCTGTTCTTATCTACTATATTATTAATTTCAAATTGGCATTCGCCAATAGAACCAAAACTGTGCGAAATATAATAATAAATGTCACCATCTCTCGGATAAAATGGTTTAGGTAAATCTTCAATACTAATCTTTGGCTCTTCCCACATTCCGATTATGTCTCTATCCGACTTGGTTTCATCCATTGTCCATTTCCCATCCTCTTTCCAGGCTGTATTAAGCATTGCTATATCGCCATTAAAATTTAATATATACCCACATATATTAAAGTTGATAGGTGAACCATCCCAGTATTTAAAATCACGGCTTAACTTATAACATATAAAAGCCTTATTCCCATTTCTTAATTTAACTGGCTTGCCATTTAAAGCCTCATCTAAGTTAAATTCTTTCATTTTCTTTCCCCTAAAACAAAAGGCGCTCACTTGGAACGCCTATTGGATTTGTTAAATATTTATTTACTGCTTTGTATATATCCACTATTAATCCAAGTGGAATGTTCGATCTTTCATTGTATGATTTTGAAAAATCCTCCCATTGTTGCTGAGGCTTTGATTTATGATTGTTTCGTAATCCTAGATTAATATTGCTCTTAAATCTTGTTGGTTTACGCAAAGGGTAGTTATACAAGTTATAGTGCGCCAAATTATCAAAAGGAATCTGAAAATTGAGAATATCATTTACATAATGCCAAATCTTGCTGCTTGCCGGATTTTCTATTACATAAACTTTCGGATTGTATCGTTTGATAATTTCTATTGTGTTGTAGATACAAAGCTCACCATTAATGCGGTTCAGAAAAGAGCGGTCATATTTGAATTGGACGTGCGGTAAATCATAATCCGCACGACTTCTAACCGTGAATTTTGATAACTCACGATTGACTGCGCCAGTTTCCTGTTTCCAACTTGCATTGCCTCCCCACATTGCACTTGCAACTGACCAACTCTCACAAGGCGGACTAGCTATAATCAAATCAGGTTTAGGCAGCTTATCAAGCTCATCAAATAGCTTGTTATCGCCAAACATACGACTATAATCAGCTAAATTAAGATTAATAAAATGATTATTTTTACTCTCAATATCTATGCCGATAGGGTAGATTTCGACTGCCGACTGGTCGACCGACTGATTAAATAGCTCTGCACCTTGCGTATAACAACCATTGCCACTGTCGAATAATGCCCAAACAATCATATCAATCACCCGCTTTATGGTTTACCTTTGCCATATTTACCACTGGCAAAACATCAACAAGTGGTCGAGAAATATTGCAATCTCGTTTTGCGTTGCGATTTTTGATTGCCCACTCTTTGAAATTTTGTATTTCTTGTAGAGCTAATTTAGCATTATTAGGAGAGTTGCAAAGATCAATAATATCCTCTCGGCTTTCTCCATCGAGTAAAATCCAGTATTCTTTTACTGTTCTTATTGCAAATTTAGCTGTACCACGTGTTGTTTTAAGATGCTCAGATACAAAACAATAAAAAGTGCATTTAAACAACGAATAAGGAATGCTTACATTAATCTCGCTCATTTACACACCTACTTACCCTGTAAAGCAAGAAACTCACTTTGTTTAATTTCGGTTAGGTATTCTGGGATTGCAGGGAATTTATCGCCGCCAAAATCCTCTGACTTTTCTGGTATTGATGCGATAAAGTAGCCGTTTGCAACGCCACATACCGACACATAACCAGTGCGTGCGCCAAGCACCCAGCAAGCTAGTTTTAGTTTTCTAAGCATAAAATCATTAAAACTTGGATATTCCGTGAGTATTTGTCTAATGGTTTGGATTTTAGCGTTAAACGCTTTGCCGGCTTTGGTGCGATTGTTGCCGGTAATATTCACTTTCTCACCGGAAAGCATTTCAAATTTATAGGTTTTATCCTCTTTGATTTTGGCATATTCAGAATTATCTAAACTGCAAACAATGCCAAATATATTACGCTCGCTCCCTCTCCAACATTCATAAAATGGGATTGTGTTAAAAATAGCATCAAGTTTTTCATCTCTGATTTCTCTATCTTTCCGCCATTGCTCATCTAACGATTTAATAGGCTCAACGCTTAATGCACATTTAAAATATCTAAAATTTGGTTTCATTTTTTACTCCAATAAAAAGTGGGGTCTTTTTTCACATTACTTAGCGGTCATGACATCAACAACTGGTAATTCATTAACCGAACCGCCAGATTGGATTGAGTGAATAATTCGTTCCGGTGTTTCTTTTACAAAGATAGTGCCATCTTCAAATTGAATAGCTGTGTCATTTTCATCTTTAGTGATGGTTTGAATTTGTTCTACATTGATAAAAATATCTGATTCATCCGTATTAGTTAGTTTGATAAATTTAGCCATGGGGTTCTCCTACATTTGTGCAGCTCGATTTAATCGGGCCATTGTTTGTTGGTGGATATAAATTTGAGTTTCAAATTCACGAAGTGCGGTCAATTTTGGAATTAATT